AAGCGCAGCTCATACAGGCATACAACGATTTGCGCGACGACGTTTTCAACAGCGGCAGTTACGACGCGGCGATTGCGAGAATACGGCAGACGGTGGATTTGATAGACACCGACAAAGCGATTTGAGGGAGGGCGGCAAAATGGAAAAATTGAAAAGACACATAGGTACGGTAATAGCAAACAACGGGCGCGACATAATAGACACTTTCAAAATAGGCAAGATTAGCCACGTCGGCAACTTCACGTTTGAGGGCGAGTACGACGGCGACAAGGTCATAATAAAAACCGAGCCGCAGGACGACGACTGCGATTTCATAAAGATAGTTGACGTTTGGGTTGACGAGAGCACGGAAACGGTGCGCAAGGTCGGCATCACATACCGCATGATACGCAAGAACGAAACGGCGGAAACCTTTATAAATATGCCGATTTCAAAAGAGCGATACAAGGAACTCGCGGCAGGGTGCACGCCCGAAAACAAAGCGTGGCACGAGATACGACACGCATTAGTAACGCTCACGCGCCTGCAAGGGTACGACGAACTCGGGACGTGGAGCATTGAGCTGACAATCGGGGAATAACGACAAGGCACAACAAAATACGACAGGCAATACCGCACTTCAAACGAGGTGCGGTTTTTGCGTTCAAAGGGGGTACGGATGGGCTTATTCAATAGGCGCGAAAAGCGGAATGAGCGCGGCGGGACGGACGCGGCGGCGAACCAAAAGTTAGCGGACTTTATAAAAGGCACCGACCTCGATGAGAGCGCGGGCGTAAGCGTTACGGAGGAAACAGCGTTGACAACGTCGGCGGTATACGCTTGCGTCAAGGTCATCGCCGAGAGCATCGCGAGCTTGCCGCTTCATTTAATGCGCGAAAAAAGCGGCGTAAAGATACGGGCGCGTGACCACCCGTTATTCGGGGTTTTGCACGACCTCGCCAACGAGGAAACGACAAGTCTCAATTTCCGCGAGGCAATGCTCGCGTCGCTTCTTTTATGGGGCAACGCATACGCGAAAATAGAGCGCGGCGTAGACGGGCACGTTTCGGCGTTGTGGTTTTTACGACCAAGGCAGGTGGAGGTCGGGCGCGACAAGGACGACAAGATTTTTTACAGGTACACAAACGCAAACGGCACGGTCAAGGAATACAAGGCGAGCGAGATATTTCACGTTTTGGGTTTTTCGCTCGACGGGGTCAAAGGCGTTTCGCCGATACGGCAGGCAAAGCAGACAATCGGGCTGACGATGGCGACGGAGGAATACGGCGCGAAGTTTTTCTCGAACGGGGCAAGACCGGGCGGCGTGTTGGAAACGGCGGGCGTTGTAAAAGACCCCGAGCGGTTGCGGGCGGCGTGGAACGCGCAGTTCCAAGGGAGCAGGAACGGGCACAGGGTCGCGGTTTTGGAGGAGGGGGTCAAGTACCACACAATCGGAATCCCGCCCGACGAGGCGCAGTTTTTAGAAACGCGCAAGTTTCAACTTGGCGAGATTTGCCGCATTTTCAGAGTTCCGCCGCACATGATAGCCGACCTCGACAGGGCGACGTTTTCAAACATAGAGCACCAAAGCATCGAGTTTGTGCAACATACCCTGCGCCCGTGGATAGTGCGCTTCGAGCAGGCGATTTATAAAAGCCTTTTGAACGAATACGAACGCAAAACATATTACGCCCGCTTCAACGTGGACGGATTACTTCGCGGTGATTACGCAAGCAGGATGCAGGGGTACGCGATAGGCAGGCAGAACGGGTGGCTCTCGGCAAACGACATACGCGAGCTTGAGGACATGAATCCGATAGAGGGCGGCGGCGTTTATCTCGTAAACGGGAACATGACGGTGCCGCAGGCGACACCGCAAGCGGAGCCGAAACAGCAAGCCCCGCCGCAGGACATAAAACCAAAAAAGGCGAAAAAGCCAAAGGAGGATAACACCGGATGAGCAAACAGAGGGAACAGCGGTGCGCGGGGATAACGGAACTGCGCGTCGATACGAGCGCGGAGGGCGGCTTGCCCGTCATCGAGGGACACGCGGCGATTTTTGACAGTTTGAGCCAAGACCTCGGCGGGATATTCCCGTTCAAAGAGCGTATAAACAAGGGCGCGTTCAAGGCGAGCATAGAGCGCGACGACGTGCGGGCGTTATGGAATCACGACGCGAACTACGTCTTAGGGCGAAACCGAGCGGGCACGTTGGAGTTAAAGGAAACGGTCAAGGGCTTGCTTGTGCGCATAAAGCCGCCCGACACACAATGGGCGCGGGACTTGGCGGAAAGCATAAGGCGCGGCGACGTCTCGCAGATGAGCTTCGGCTTTATTTGCGAAAAGGACACATGGTCGGTCGAGAACGGCGAGGACGTGCGGACACTTGAACAGGTCAAACTTTTTGACGTTTCACCCGTAACATTCCCCGCGTACTTAGACACGGACGTAGGGGTGCGGAGCGCACTCGACGCATACAAGGCACACAAGGCAGAGCAGGAAAAACGCGCCCGCGAGGACGCGAAACGCAAGGCGGAATTTGAACGCCTCAAAGCGAAATTTAAGAAAGAGGAGTAGAAAACAACCATGAACAAAATCGAGAAACTGAAAGCAAAGCGCGAGGATTTGCGCTTGCAGGCGGTCGGCGTGATGAACCGTGCCGAGGCGGAGGACAGGTTTTTGACCGACGACGAAAACAAACAGGTAAAAGCGTTTGAGGACGAAATCGCCCGCGCCGACGAAAGCATCAAGAGGGCGGAGGCTCTCGGTGCTATCACCGAGGCGAGGCTCGCGGAAACCGCCGACGAGGGCGGCAGGGCTGACAGCGCGGCGGATAAGCGCAACTACAAAAACAACCCCGCGGACGATGCACGGGCGTTTAAGACGTTCGGCGAGCAGTTACGCGCCGTTTATCAATCGAGCGCACCGGGCGCGAAAGTGGACGAAAGGCTGACAACCCGCGCCGCGTCGGGACTGAACGAAACCAACCCGACGGACGGCGGATTTTTGGTTCAGCAGGACTTCGTCGCCGAGCTTTTGAAAAGGACGTTTGAAACGGGCGTACTCGCGAGCAAGGCGCGAAAAGTGCCGATTTCGACCAACGCCAACGGGCTGAAAATCAACGCGGTGGACGACGACAGCAGGAAAGATGGTTGCCGTTGGGGCGGCGTCCAGACATTCTGGGAAAAAGAGGCGGACGCGCTGACGGCAAGCAAGCCGAGCTTTAGGCAGATTGAGTTACTGCTCAAAAAACTGACGGGGCTTTGTTACGCGACGGACGAGCTTTTGCAGGACGCGGCGGCGTTGGAGTCGGTCATAAGGCAGGCGTTCACGGAGGAGTTCGCGTTCAAGATAGACGACGCTATAATTTCGGGCACGGGCGCGGGACAGCCGCTCGGCATTTTGAAGTCGAAGGCTCTCGTCATACAGGCACTTGAAAAAGACCAAACCGAGAAAATCACGGTGGAAAACTTAATCAAGATGTGGGCGCGGCTTTGGGGGCGTTCGAGGGCGAACAGTGCGTGGTACGTCAACCAAGAGTTGGAGCCGATGCTTTACACGCTGAAAATCGGCGACAAGCCCGTTTATATTCCCGCGGGCGGTTTGAGCGAGGCACCGTACGCGACGCTTTTCGGCAGACCCGTCGTGCCGCTTGAGCAATGCAACGCGCTCGGCGAGGTCGGCGACATTTTGCTCGCGGACATTTCGCAGTATTTGCTGACCGACAAGGGCGGCATAAACGCGCAGTCGAGCATACACGTCCGCTTTTTATACGACGAGGAGGTTTTCCGTTTCATTTACAGGTGCGACGGACAACCGATATGGAACAAGCCGATTACGCCGTACAAGGGTGCGGCTACGCTTTCGCCGTTCATAGCTTTGGCGGCGAGGAACTAAAAGGTGTCTTTGACACACGGAGGAAAACACAATGAACAACAAACTTTTTCCCAAGGTAACGGAAATCGAGGGCGGCGCAGACAAAGTCACGTCGCCCGAATTCAGCCTCGCCGAGAACGGCGCGGTGGTATTCTTAATCGGCGCGTCGGAAACGCCTTTGACCGTAACGGCGAAAGGCTTCAAGGGCGGGGAGGGCAAAGACATTTCGTTCAATACGAAATCGCTCGCCGAGGTCAAGTGGACGGAGGTAGAGGCGGACGGGCTGACGCTTGAAAAGACGCCCGCATTCCTCGTGGCTATCCCGCACGATTTCTTAGCGCACGACGAACTCGACCGCGTCGCGATAACTATTGACGGCGGGACGGACGGAACGCCCGAGGCGGTATTCGCCTTTGAGGTCGCCACCCGCTATATGCCCGAATGAACAAGGTAACGGTAGCGGAGGTCAAGCGGTATTTAGGGTTGGACGGCGAGGAGCAAAATGCGCTTCTCGCCGTTTTCCTAAGCGCGGCGGAGCATACGGTCGAAAAGGTTCTGCGGCGACCGATAGACAAAAAGACGCCCGAGATTTGCCGCACGGCGGTTCTGTATTGCGTTTGGCAATATTATTTCCACCGCGACGACGGCGAGTTCAAGGCGGCGGGGCTTGAAACAACGGTAGCCGCCATGCTGTCGGACATACGCAAAGCGGCGTTTTGACGGAGGTCGGCATGAGTGAAATCAAGGACAAAAGGATAGCGGTGTACGGCGTGGAAACGGGGCGCGACCTAAACAGCAACGAAATCAAGGTCAAGCGGTACATTCACGATATACACGGCTTGTGGGCATACGCCCGCGAACTAAGCGAAAAGGAAAAGTTCGCGGCGAAAGCGGCGGGCGCGGAGCAGTCAATTCTTTTCAAGATAAATTATAACAAGCGCATTAAGGCGGGGCTTTACCTCGAATTCAGAGGCGAAACGTTTGTCATAAAGAGCATTGACGGCTATCAGTGGTACGAGCGCGATTTAACGTTACGGGCGGAGCGCGTAAAGGCGGAGGTTTGCGACCATGCGGAATATACAGAACAGTAACGTAAGAAAGCGCGGCAAGCGCGAACTTCGCGCCATATTCAAAACCTTGCGGTTTAAGGACGGGCTGACGCTCGGCACCGAGGAGGATGCGGCGGGCGCGGACGATTTCGTCTATTACTACAACAAAGCCCGCGACGGACAAATCGGCAACTATATAGTTTACGAGGTTATAGCGAGCGACCCGACGCGCAGAGCGGACGACGTGGTCATCGGGCGCGAGTTTTACGCGCAGGTCGACGTTTTCAGCACCCGCAGTTTTGAAAGTAAGTTACTGACCGAAACGCTCGCCAAGTTAGAGGAAAAGCTGACGGAGGCGGGCTTTGAGGTCGACGCCCGCGAGGAGGACTACGAGCCGGACACGCGGTTATACCACCAAGTCTATTTTATATCAAAACAATATTTCTAAGGGTCATTGACCCGCAAGGGAGGACACGAATCATGTCGGTAGACATTTCACAATTATACGAGGTCGGCAACCGAAAGTTTTTTGCGGCGGAATTACTGCCGAGCGGAGCGTTCGGGGCAAAGACATATCACGAGGGGCTTGTCGAGGTAAAGATTGAGTTTTCGCAGGAAGTGACCGAAATCAACGCCGACGACAACCCAGCGTTCATAACGCTTGCGGGCGCGGTCACGGGCGAGGGCACGGTCAAGTTTGCGGTTTTGCCGTACAGCGTTTATTCAAAGTTTTTCAACGTGACGACGGACAAAAACGGCGCGGTCGTGATAAGCGGCAAGAGCGCGAAGCCCAAGCAAGTGGCGTTCGGTTACTATTCGCAGGTCGGGGACGGGTCGGAAAGCCTATTCACGATTTACAAGGCGAGTTTTAGTTTACCGAGTTTAAACAGCGTCAGCTTCGACGGAAAGACAATTCGCGATTTGACGCTTGACGTTAAGGTTTCGCCGTATACATACAAGGACACGGCGGGCAAGGAACAGCAGGCGACGTACAGCATTATAAACAGCGAGGTCAACAAAACGATATGGGCAAAGGCGCAGGCGGCGATTTACGTTCCCGACAGCACTTTGACATAAGGGAGGGACTATGCACGGATTAGTCAAAACAATGGACGACGGGAGCGGCGGGCAGATAAAACTCGTGGGCAACGCGCTTACTTTCATTTTATATAAAAGTTACTTCGGGCGCGATTTACTGAACGATATTATCGCTTTTGCGCGTAACAGCGCGGACACAAGCGCGGTCAAAAAGTTCAGCGAGTTAAACATTAGAACGGCGGCGGACATAGAGAACCTCGACGACGGGGCGCGGGACAAGTTGTTTGCGGGCATTACGGACTACAAATTCGACACCGAGTTTGTGCTCAATTTCCTCGCCGCGCTTATGGCGACGGCGCGTTACCCCGAAAAGCCCGACGTAACGGACTTAATAATCGCGATACCGCCGCATTGGGTAGCCGACAAGGCGGTCATATCGGAGCTCATGGAGTTTTTGTCGTTATTCATAACGGATAGGAAACGAAAGACCGGCAACGGCGGAGGTGGGCTTTAGCTCAAGCATAGAGGCGGATTTTACGACGCAGTTATTGTACGCGAGCATAAAGACGGGCGTGGGCGTTCACATAAGCGATATGGGCTTAAACGTATTATACGACTTGCTGAACTTTTCGGCGGAAATTGACGGTGTTGCACTCACGGCGGCGGACGGCAAGAGCGTCCGAAAATCCGCGCCGATGAGCGTGGCGGATTTGACAAAGGCGGGAAAAACACGGTTATGAGCGATTACAACGACGGATTGACGGAGGCGTTAGGCGCGTATTTTGAACAGTTGGAAAAGGTCGGGGATTTAGCGGTCGAGGCGGTAAAAGAGCAGGTCGACATCGAGGCGGACGGCGTGGAGCGCGAGCTTGCCGACAATACGCCCGAGGACAGCGGCGGATTGAAAGCGAGCCTTCGCAAAACGAAAATACAAAAGGACGCACGATACGGCTACCGCTTGGATTACGAGGGTAATGCGCCCGACGGGACGCCTTATGCGAAAATAGCAAGCGTTTTGAACGCAGGCACGAGTACCACCAAGCCGCGCCGTTTCATTACAAGGGCGGTGCGGAAATTAAGAGGGCTTGACGACAGGGCGCAAAAACGTTTCGAGGAAAAGCTGAAAGAGTAGAGCAATAGCAACAAGCAGTTGCTTTATTTAGGGGCTTTCAAATTGACTTTT